TTAACTTTTACAAAATTGTCACTGTTTATATCAGATTGACTTTTTGCAAATTTTACTGTATTAGCATTTATTCTTTTTACAAAATATAATCCCTCATCAAAAATTTGACTTGATATAAATTCCTGAACGACAACTGTTCCATCAGGTAAAGTATTTGTAACTTTTGTTTTTTCTGGTGTGTAGTAAACAGCATCGCCTGTAAAATAATTATGATCAACTTGATCTGTAATTTTTATTTCTTCGTCATTTAAATTATATGTTCCACTAAAAGTATATTTTTGAAATTTAGGGTTTAATTTTGATACTCCTGTGAATGGTAGAGATGAAGAAGCAACTAAAATTTTATTTGAATCGGGATTTGGTATTATAAAATCATGAGCAAATGGAACATGCTGAGCTCCGACCATTTTTTTGCCTTCATGTTCATGAAAGGGGCCATAATATGGAACACCATTGACAGTTCCTATATCAGGTTTAAGATATATGTTTTGTATATTTGCTGTAAATTTATTTAAGTTTGGATGTAGATCTGAATCTATTTTTGAAATTCGACGAGTAATTTTAGTAACTTTTCTTGGATCAGAAATTCCTGTTCCTGTAATTAAACAAGTATTTTCGTCAAATACATCAGTAACAATATATTCTTTGTTTGATATTGGATCAAAACTTGATGTAATTTTATCTCCCCATTGAGATCCAGAAGCAAGAGTTTCATGAGTCGATACTTTATCACCGATTCTTAAAATATTTACATCTTTTGTAACAAGTTTATACGTATTATTAACAGAATCAACGATTTCGAGAGATTTTACAACATAACTTTGTCCTGTGTTAAATAACCAATTATTTTCTTTAAAATTTGAACCAATTTTACCTAAAGATTTTATTTTTATCTTAGATCCTTTCTTTTGATAGTAAGTGTTAGTTGGAATTTGTATATCTTTTAAAACTGATCTTATTTTTAATCGTACTCCATCCTCAAATTCATCGTCAGCTGCATATGCAAATGTATTTTGGTCTATGAATGTATTATCTGATATTGTGTCTGATATTCCTGTTGTGTTTATACCTAAAAATTGATTTACTGTTTTATCTGAGTAAGTGCATACACCAGATGTTCCATTTGCAAATAAAAATGATAAAGTACCTGAATTTGGGAATCCTATTGTTGAGTCAACATCCAAAAATGTTTGTCCTACTCCAACTTGCCCTATAATTTTTGTTTTTGCATGTTCAGAAAATTCACCATACAATAATTCAGTCGATGCATCACCTTGATTGTATGATCCATCAAGACTTACCTTATAATATGTGTTTGTAAGTATTCCAACTGATATTTTTTCAACCGCACTGATTGGAGCATATGCTTTTGATATGTTTTCAAAGGAATCTTGAAATAATGTTTTGTTTAAAAGGTCATCCGGATTACCTGATATTAATTCAACAACCAAATCTCTAGTAATTCGATAATTAGCATTTGATGGTGAAATAACATTATCGATTGGTCGATTTATTTCAACATCTTCGCCATATAAAGCTCCAAATAGTATTTTAAAAGATTCATCAGTCCCTCTTGTTGAGTAAAAGTCTTTTGATTGTCTTATAAACTGTGCTTGATTTAATTTTTCATCTAAATCTTTTTGAAAACCGTATAAAAATTGATTTTTTGTCTTTTTTAGGAATTCATCTAAAAATAAAACACTTAAATTTTCGACAACTGTATCTTTTTCATGAATTTGAGACTCTGTTGTTGAAAAAACAAGATTTTCAGGATCAGAAGGATCACGATATGATGTTATTCCACTAAATCCTCTTGTGCAATTAACAAAACTTACATCAGTCTTTGATTCATATGTAATTACTTCATCATTTATTTTAATTAATCCATAATTATCAGGAAATCCATCTGTGTTTGATACAAAAATCGTTGAAGTTGTAATTCCTGCATTTTTTGTGGTTGATGTTGATTTTACTTGATTTGAATTTTCACTAACTTTAATATATGAATCAATATTATTAATTAAATCAAGTGGCCCACCTTGATACTCTTGACCAAGATAATATTGCGATAAAAATTCACCCACTAACGGAAAATCATCTCTCACATAGGAGGGAACTTGATTTTTGACAATTTGATTTAACTTTACTCTTTTTTCTGACATCTTATCTTATGATGTTTCCGTTAGAATAACTTGTTGTTACTGTGTAATTTGAACCTGATGGATCTGATCCCGAACTAATCGGATCTACAACCATATCAACTGTGCTACTATCTAGTTGCAAATACAGATCCTGTAATCCGATGACATCATTAGATTCTGGAGAGACTGAGATCTCCAATATTTGAACACCATCTTTTGTTTTACCTGATACAATATTTATAGGATCTAGAGTGATTCTTCCAGTCTTATAATTTATAACCCCCACATTTCTTCTTTGGATCACTGGAGTTGATGTACCAGAATTTAATGAAAATAATCCAATCTGACCTCTTTCTCGATCTGAACTTGGTACATCAAACAAATAAACATCTGTATTAATATTTAAAACACGGAAAGCACTTGAACGAATATTAAATCCATTCATTGATTTAATATGAAACTGATTTCCAAAATCAACTGCATACTCTGCAACTTCAGATGTAGCTAATCTAAGATCTCTTCTCATTTCAATTGTAGTTATATTTGATGTAACTGATTCATGACTTTGATCAATCACTTTTAAGAACTTACTATACTTAAATCTTGCACCATATCGATTTAAATCAGATGATTCTGAATATGCAGTGATATCTCTTTGTATTTTACTTGAAACAAAAGAAGAACTTGGTGCTAAATTTGGATTGTAATAAACATTACTCCTTGTTTCAACAAACAAATACTTCAAATCAAGTATTTCTGGGACGATTCCTGCGACAGCATATCTTTTCAGATCTCTTTTTATATTTTGTTTGATTAAATTAGGAACAAAATCACCATTTCGAGGTTTAATACTAATAAAAACCTTTCCAAACTGAGGTGGAACAAGATCTTCACCACCAAAAACAGATATTGATTCAGTTTCTGGATAAATTTTACTTGGAATTAGTATTTCATAGTCATTTGCACTCAAAGCCCTGTTTTGAGTCGCATAAACTTGAGGTGCAAACTTACGAACAGAGTCAATACTCTCAATACTTTCACCACCACTTGATGGATTTACTGATGTTAACAAAGAAATGCCACTTGTAATTGTATTTTCAACAGAATTTCGAGTATAATACAAACTTCCTGAGAATGTAAAGTTTGTTATTCCGTTTCCATCTGATCCAGAGGTTAAAATATAACTTACATCAATAACATTTCCATCTTCAAGTGCCTTTCCGAATACACCATCACCAAATATTAACTCATATTGCTCTCCAGATACCTCATGAATGAAATAAATGTTAGAATTACTGTTAACAACTGAATTTGTATCCTCAGAAAACAAATTATCTTGTTTTGTATACTTTACAGATACCGATGAATCAACAGATGGGCGCACAGATACCACTAAACTGTCTAAATCTATACCAGAATTCGGTAAAATAAATTTTTGATTCTTATTTCTTGAAGAATAAACAAAACTTTGACTTAAATATGTGCCTTCATATACCTCAATACCCTCAAATAGAGCAATTCCATCGGAAACTGACACTGTAATGTCTTCTGGAACCCCAAAAACAAAGGACTGACCGTTAAATTGACCTCCTGTGCTCGCAACAGGGCCTGCTCTTAGTGTTAAATTCGCTGGATTTGGTGTAATTTCACTTACATCAACAAAAAAATTAATACTTGCTCTTGATGATTTTCTTGATCTGGGTAAATATCCTACATTTCTTGCCAGTGCAACAACATTTTCACGCAAAGTCGCAGAATCAATGAAAACTTCATTCGCAATCATGTTTGCATTGTATGAATTTATGTAAGTGTTATATGCTAATACGTCTAAAATGGTTGATAAGTTCGATCCTTCAAAGTCATAATCAGTAAATTCTGAATTACTTTGTAAGTAATCTCTTAAAGTTATTTTAATCTGTTCAAAATCCAGATTTGTAAAATTTATAAGTGCCATTTATCGAGTTGGAAGTAACACAAAATCTAATTGCTGCGGTGGAATATCAAGCCCTACGATCTCATACTCAATCGTAACGTTCATTTCATTCTCACCCGGATTTGGATTTACATTAACATCCAGTAATTTAACTCTTGGTTCGTAATTTATGATTGAACTTCTGATTTCATCACGAATTGATATTGCAGATAACGCATCTGCGGTCTCAAATAGTGATTGAGACACTCTTGAACCGAATTCTGGTTGAAAAAACTTCTCTCCAGGCTGCGTAAATACAATATTTCTTAAAGAACGGGCGATTGCACTCGAATTTTTCAAGGCAATAAGGTCATTATTGAGAGGATTAGTCTCAAATGACATGCTTATATCCTTAAAACTCTGACTTACCCGCTGTTGAGGCATTAAAATATA